TGGATTTTGGGTAGTATATCTAAGGAAGACTTTTACAAGAAAGCTACCCTATATAGAAAAGGGGACATCGATAAAGATAACGGTTTTGTATTCAAAGCTGATTGTTACAATCTAAGAATAAATGAATTGAGTCCTATCCATGAAACAGTTTAAAAGTAAAGTAAAAGCGAAATTGTTTTCGTTAGAAGCCTATCTAAACAAGGATGGTAATGTTGAGTTGAATTACGAAGCAGTGAAACCAGAGGATTTAGAAAGAGAACTTAACACTGGGTTGCCCATGTACGATGGCACAAGCCAAGTTGCAGCACTGCTTAGATTTATGAGGAAGATGGGAGATGAGATAATGGATGGTTCAAGAAACTACATCTAAGTATGGTAGTTTAGTAGTAGTTCTTCACCTTCAGTTATTAATCTTTTCGTAAAGATATTATACACAAAATGATCATCCCAGTCTTGTGTACAATCTAAAAAACAATTTGGTTTATCGGAGTGGTTGATGAAGCCACCAAGAGGTGTTCTTATATAGGTAAGAATCATTGGCACTTTGATATGTGTAGAACCTATATCCGTGCCTTTCTTTATATCTTGGGCCGCAAAGATTCCGTGACCATGCACAGAACTTTCTTTTATACAGACTTCTCTAGGCAAAGGATTATAATAAAATCTATTATACTTTACCTTCATTTAAGTTTTGCTCTTACCCTTTTTATCTTTAAGAGCTTGTCTCATAGATTCTTTTTTATTACCATCTTTATCAAAGTCTAGATAGTCTGGCTTTGCACCAGTTCTACCCCCTGCACTTTTCTTTTCAAATTTTTTAATAGCACCACCTAAATTGTAACCCATGCCAAACTTTTTCTCTTGAGTCATCATACCCATCGGATCTTTCTTTGGTGCTGTCATGGTAGTTTGCTGTCTGTTTTTTTCAGCAAGTCCACCCATCATCATAGGTTTACGTGGCATTGCCATACCACCACCATACATTTTAGTTGGTCGCTGTCCATTATTGTACATTTTCATCAGTCTTCTCCTTCTTCATTAAAAATAGGTAACTCCCTAACATTAGATCGTGCTAGTTCTGTTATCATAAAATCTTGAACTAAAATACCAAATTCATTTAGTTTTACTCTATCCATGTTCTCTGGGTATAAGAGAACTTCTTTAAGAACTTTAGCAGCGTCTGGATCACCCGCTGCCATCTTTACCATATCTTGAGCTGCGTTAAGCGACACTCTAACTGCAAACTCTGATCCAACGTAGGCAGGACTAACCATACCTCTCGCCAAGTTATAAACTCTACTTAAAATTTCTGTAATGGCAAATCCTATTTTTCTACTACTTGGGCCTGTTAAAGTATCAGGATCTTGAGTAGTGTTTTTTAAATAAACCATTACATCTTTTAGATCGTTAATGTGTTGTTGATCCATAACTTCATTAAGAATTTTTCTTACATTAGGATTCTCTATAGCTTCTACAATATTTTCAGGATTACTATATCCATAGACAAGACTCTTTCCCCCATCAATTTTAGATAAAAACTTACCCTTTTGTACAGTTCTATTACCTTTTGCAAGCAATCCCTCTAAAATAAGTTTAGTTAGGACATTATCGATTTCTTTAGAATACTTCTCCATGTTTTCTGCACCCAAAGCTAACAAGTCAGATTTTAACTCCTGTATCCCTGTAAGATCTCCTTCTTCTACATACTTTTTAAAGAATCCCTCTGCGTTACCATACTTACCAAAATCTCTTAATTTAGCTCTGTAATTTTCTTCGAGAGCTTTTAATTGTTGCTCTCCTTTGCTTACAGATTTTAGTTTTGTTTCTATTTTATTTTTAAATCTATTATACTGAGTTTGTAAGATACTATGTCTTTTCATTTGTTTGACAATATCTTTTTCATCACTGATTATTTTTGCAAAGTCTATTAAAGGCTCTTGAACTGGTTTACCATTTCTTATAACAGTTACATTTGTTAGACTGCTTAGTTCATTTAATTTTTCTATATCCAACTCTCCAAAGTCATAACCTCCCTTTTTTTCGTTCAGTATAACCTTTGCTCTAGGACTTATAGTCTCTATTGATTTAACTATTTTATTTGCCCAACCTGTATAAACCATACCTTCAATGACTTCTTTAGTTATTTTAAAAGCATCGGCAGATGAAGGATCATCCATATCAAACACTTCTTGAAAGTTTTTTCTGTCTGACAACTGTGTAAATATTCTTCTTACGTCTCCTTGTATTTCAGTTGCAAGAAGAGGATTGTCAGGATCTTTCATGTACTTAGTTATCTTTTGTATGATAGGATTAAAGATCTGAGATGGAGTTTCTTTTGTAAATACGGCTCGTGTTTCTTCTGGTCGTTTTGTATCTTTTTGAGTTTTTAAGGGTACAATATCACTCTTAGATTTATTGTATATAGACAAAGGACCTTTACCATCTCTCAGTCTATCAAATACATTTGATCTGTATATGTCTTTAGAGTTCTGTTGCATGTCTTTTAAATTGCCTGCAGCAGTTGTTATCAAGTCGTCTATCTCTGACTCAAATGCTTTTACTTCACGACCTAACTCGATATTATTTGTTCTAAAGGCATAGTTTCTAAACGTAGCTTGTACATCCATAACTTCACTCGGTAAAGCTAGAAACGCATCAAACGCATCATCTTCTGATTCAGAATAAAACATGGCTATGTCTAGTTCGTCTGCGTCTTTGCTTATAAATTTAGGATTAGCTTTTTCTAATTTTGTAACAGGATCTATTATTATATCTTGTCTATGTAAAGTTTTTAATTTTTCTATTGTTGAGGGACTGAACTTACTTCTTAAAGTTCGTACACCCATTTCTTTCAAAGAACCTCGTAGTGTTTTTGCTAAAGGTCCTTCTAAAAATTTACCCTCTGCTGTAAAATATTTACTCAAGGGAGTTTTAAATGTTTCTAACTCTTCTTTTTTTGCTATCAAACTTTTTAACAAAGGCAACACATTTACTGTTTTACCCTCTGCTTCCATAGCTTTGTCAAATTCTTTGTAACCAATTTTTCCGTTTGCATAACTTCTGAGAAGTATACTTTCCATTAGATCTTCAGTTAGAACATCAATATTTTTTAAATACTTAGTATCTAATCTGTTAGTCTTCATAGTTTCAGCACGTTCTATGAGAGCTTTATGTATTCTACTTGTAATTTTTTCAATGGCTTCACCTCTTTTTAAATCAGGTTCTAGCTTCATACCTAGTTTAATTGCTGCATTTATTAAAGAGTTAAACTCTTCACTTTTAAAATCTGTGGATCTCTCATCTTTAAGAATAGTACTTAAAACTTCTCCCACAAGAATGTTAGCTTGAGTTTGATCTTTTACTAACTCAGTCTTTCCTCTTTGCAAGGCACTTTCTATACCTCTTATGATTTTACCAATATCTTCATTTGTTTGAAAATTAACACCTTGCTTTGTTAATTGTTGTTTTAAGTTTTCAACAGATCTGTCGCCAAGTTTAAGCATTTCTTCTTGTTCTATGATTGCGTCAGTCATGCCGTCAACATTTTTTAAAGATGTAACGTCAGATACATCAATGTTTGTTGCCGAACTTTTTGAAAGACCTCGTAGCCAACCTAAACTTGTGAGAGATGCAAAAGTTGTTCTTAATGATTCTTTAACTTTCATTTGCATGTCAGGGTTTGTATTTTTGGCAAAAGACTTGACTATTCTGTCTTCTAATTTACTAAATTCTGTTATAGAATCTAAAACTAACTCCATGTTTTCTTCACTCATTTTTTCTGATAATTTAAAAACATAAGTTATTGCAGCTCTTTGTGTTCGATTTAATCTTTTACCTTGTGAGTTTAAATATTCTTCAAATTTTAAAAGATTTCCGTCTAAGAAAAGTTGTTTAGGAACTCCGGGGATTATTGAACCTAATGATAGTACCTTAGACATAGTGCTATGTAAAGTAGGTGGTTTACCAGTAATTATAGATCCTACCCCTGTTACCAGACCAACCCCTCCTCTAACTATGTATCTACCACCTAAAGCATATCCGATTGCACCCAGACCTTGTGCAGAGTAGTAGTCTAATAAAGGGTCTTCTCCACTTGTTAAAAGTTCAGCTACAGCAAATTGAGTTAAACTGGCAGGTGCTGATATAGCTAGACCCTCTTTAAATATAGGATAAGCACCCAAACTATATGTATAATTTCTGAATAACTTACCTCTTATAGTGTTTATAGTGTTGGTTGCTTTTATGTACTCTAAGCTACCTTTTTTTAACTTTGCTCTTTCTTTTATAAGTTTAGCCTTTTGATCTTTTAATCTTTGTAAAGTGTTTGATACTTTCTGTTGACCAAAACCTATTTCAAGAAATTTATCATTTAAACTTACTTTTTCTCCATCACGAGCTAGTGCTTGAGCTTTTTGTTTTACACTCATGTCCTCGAACGGATCTTTTTTTAATTTTGTAGGTTTGAGTTCTTCTACTTTTTTTTCTAATTTTCTTACTGCTTTTTTACCGAGAGTTCCTGATAATTTAGCAAGTGAGGACATACCTAACACGTTCTCAAGGTAGATCATAAAAAATCTTTCACTTGCACCTAATTGATCTATACTTTCAAACAGTAACTGTTCAGCTTGATCTCTGTCTACAAATTCTCTTTGTCCTATAACGTTACCATCTAGGTCAGTTATTTGTGTTAGTTCATTAAATCTTTCTCTTGTTATACCCCCCGGTTTATCAATTTGTTTTTCGAGTTCTTCAATGATCATAGTATTTACTTGATCAGATAGTAACTCACCACCTAGATACTTAAATATTTCTTTATTGGATTGAACCCATTTTTTTCTTTCTTCTTCAGATGCGTTCCAAGCGTCAGTAAAATCAGCACCCTGATCAAACATCTGCTTACCTATCATAGCAGCGATAGCTCCTTCTCCTGCAAACTGAGGTAAATCAAATGTCATACCTCTTTGAGTTTCATTCAAAGTTTCTACAAATGTATTGAAAAAGTTTCCTGTAGATATCCTGTCTATGATAGCCTGCTCTACTCTTACCTCATCTTTTCTACTCATTTGTAGATCAGGATATTTTTGATTTAAATTTTTAAAAGTTCCAGATACTATCTTTGCAACTTCTAGTCTTCCTTCAGCATATCTTTGTTGTTTGTTCTTTAAAACTACGTCATTATTGTCCGTTGTTTTTACTGCTTGACCTCTAGTAAATGCTATCTCTGGGCCATCTGCTTTTTTCATACGTGTGATAGTGGTAAAAGCATTATTTACAATAGTATCAAATTTGGGTTTTTGACTTGAGAATTGAGGGTTTTTACTTAGAAGATACGCATTTTTTAATCGATTATAAGCTTTAGTAGATAACTCTGGTATAGGTTCATTGTTCTCTAACTTACTTATGAACTCTTGATATGTGCCTGCAGGTTGTCGTTGTTGTTGGATATCTTCTTGTGCAGTTCTGGCTAATTCCGTATCTTTAGGCAATCCTGCTTTTTCATCTTTATCTGTAACAATACCTCTAGGAGATGGTAGAATATTTTGCAACATACCTGCTTTTTTAACAGAGGGTTCTTCTTTTCTTATAAACTTCTTTACGCCTTCTATTTTAATATTCTTATCAACAACTTTAGCTTTTTCAAATTCCTCAGTTTTTACAGGAGGTACATCTTTTTCAGGTGGTATATAGGCAGAGTCATCAACAACAGGAGAAGGAGTTATAACTTTTTCTTCTTCTTGTACGTTTCTAGGTCTTGTCACACCTATATTTAACATACCTGTTTCTTTTTCTTTAAAGTCAAGAATTCCTTTTTTCTCGGCTTCTTCTTTTGTAATTACAGGTAGATCTTCTACAGTGGTTTCTTCCATGAGAGTAGCCATTATGTAATCTTATCTCCATCTTGTATTTGATTTCTAGGTACAGATTCAAGAGTGTCTGTGTCTATAACGTTATCTGGATTGTTAGGATCAGATATGTATTTAGGGTTACCTTCTTCATTTATATCAGTTGCTTTACGTCTAAACTCACCTCTTGACATAGGTTGTCCGACCAGTTGGGTTTCTCTTTTTATCTTATGATATTGTTTCGCAGCATATATTATTCTTCTTTCTTTATCTGAAAGAACATTAAATTTACCTGCAGAAGGTTTATTGTAGATGTCATGAATTAAACTTTGTTTGTTAACTAAATTTTCAGTGTCTTCTAATACAGTTTCTATAGCTGATATTTGGGAATACATATTAGTAAATATTCCTGTAGTTCCTAATCTTCTTAACTGCACTTCAAAATCTTGGTTAGATAATCTTCCTGATGGATCAGCGGCTCGTGCTAACGTAAAAGCAAGCTCAATTTTTAAAGCTTCAATTTTTCCTAATTCATCAAGGTTGGTTTTGTTAAATACTCTTTGTAAAGTGCTAGAAAACATTTCAGCACTATCATCACTACTCCCTGAAAGTTGTTCTGCTAGTTGACTAATTTGACCCCCTGTACCAAATATACCAAACCCTAGTTTGTACATCTCCTGTACAAGACCATCACTTAGTTTAATTTTTTCTCTTAGTCCTAAAAGTGTTTTTAATTTGTTTCTAGCTTTTATAGCGGCATCAAATCCTTTATTAAAATCTTTTTTCTTAACATCCAAGATTGATAGTAGTTCTTCTTGTCTAGGCATACCCATAGTTAAAACGCCATTTTGTTCTAGCTCTGACCCCGGTCTAGCAGGAGCAGACATAGCTATGGATATAGCTTGTATCTTTTTACGATCACTTTTTTCTCCTTGACCAAAGTTATTGTTTAAATATTTCATAACTTGATCTTTTTGAATATTTAAAGGATCGTTAATGTTTAATTTTCTTAATTGTATAGCATGGAATAAATAACCGTAAGCTTCTTGTATGGAAGGAGTGTCTACACCTGCATCAATATCTCCTTGAAATATTTTATTTGGTGCTATTTTTGTAGCATAATCATACAAAAATTGATTTGTTTTTCCTTCATACCCATAATCTTTTGCTAAATTATCAAATATCTGACGTTCTTTTTTACTTCTTGGACTATAAGGATATGCCTTTAATTTGCCATCTTTTTCGTATGGAAAGAACAATGAGTCTTTTTTAAAAAAATCTATCATAGTTTTATTGTCTTTATTAAACTTTGAAAACGCACTACTTATAGCGTTAGCTTCGATGCTAGAATCATTTATACCATCGTACAAATCTATGATTGAATCTAATGCTCCAAACTCTCTTAATAGTTTTGTAAATACTAAAGCTTTTTGTTCACCATTTTGACCTTTTGGACTTTCATTTAATGAATAACCATTTAGAAGATCCCTTTCATTTTTTTTAAAAACAGAATTTAAAAACTTTTTTTGATCTGGTTTACCATCAAAATGTTTTCTAAAAGCTATAAGATCTTGAGGATTTGATATATGATCTTGTAAAGATTGCCAAAATTGAGTTGCCCTAGCATAACTATCTTTTTGAATACCTGTTTCAAAATACGAAGCCGTTCCCGGAAAAGAATAAGTACCTATCTTTATTAAGTTTTCATCTTCAGTAGCCATAGCCATCTGTTGTAGCTTAGACATATCGAGACTTAACCTGTCCCCTGCTCTTCCAAATAAATCGATGGGTTCTCTATTTGCGACCTGCTGTTTAGCATCTTGTAAAATATTGCCTATTTCTTTAGGAACTCTTTTTTTAGGATTGGTTGCAGCTTCAAATACAAAGTTTTCCAACTCTGCTATTCGTGCATCCTCTGTACCCCTAATATCTCTTTCTCGTTCGATGTTTTTGTTAAAACCACCGACTAATCCTTTTACAAATGCTAATCCTATACTCATTCTTCTATTTCTTTCGCTTGTGGTTGCATGTTCAAAAAGTTTTCTTCAACTGGTTTTCCACCCTCACGTATGGATTCATTAATATTTTCTTGTATAAATTCAAACATACGTGGATTGTTTCGTTTAATTAGGCTAAAGAATTTTTCATCACTCATTTTATTCTTTTGACCTGCATCTTTATTTTCAAACATACGATAAGGTATACCTTCTTCTTCTGCCATGTTAGCCATGACAATAGCTAAAGGTGGTTTTATAAGTAATCCAACGTCAGGAGTAAATCTACCTTCGTGAAACCCTTGAAGGATGTAACCTTCTATCATAACTTCTATAGATACCCCACCCAACATTAGTTTAAGCATCTCTTCTTTTACACTAGGTTTGTTCAAAGATCGTATTGCTTTGTCTAGTACAACCTCTGGGTCTACATCAAGAGGTGGCTTACCCCAGTTCCACTGAGAGTTTACTCTAGTTAAAGAGTACCCCGGAGGAGCTTTAGAAAAGGGATCTTTTGCTTTAATAGAACCTCTAGCAGGTGGCTCTTGGTCGTTCATCATTTCCATATTATTCTGCCTTTATTTTTTTGCCAGTTATTTTTTTAAGATTTGCTGACGCTAAACCCACTGTTTTTCTACTTATAGGTAAATTGGGAGTTATTCCGTACCTAGCAAACATGTTACCTAATTGTTGATTGTTTGTTCTTGTAATTAAATTTTTTAAAGCTGTTTCTACATTTGGGTTACCATATCCAATTCTACCACTGCTTGTTGGATTGTAACTTTTGCTACCTGCTTTTGATTTGCCTGCTCTATATGGTGACTTGGGATTTAATCTTTGGTAAGCTGTTGGGCCTGTATATCCTTTAGGTTTACCCTTTTGAGATGCCATGTAAGCACCTGCACCTTTTTTTATAAATCCTAAAACGTCATCGGTTAATTGATCTCCTGCAGAATAAAAGTCATCTGTATAGTCTTCCATAAAATCGTCATACCCTATTGTTTCTGCAACAAAATCAACTCCTGTATCTATCCATCCTCCTATTGTATCAAAAAGATCACCAAACATTACCTAACTCCTTAACTAGCTATCCAAGATGCAAGCCAGTCACCTGTAGCTTCAGCTATCGCATCTCTTTGTTCTTTATCATACAACTCATTAGAATTAGAAAACTCCATAGCCAACATAGCTATCTCGTGTCTTCTTTGTGCTTCTGATTCTGACTTTTCAAAATTCCAAGCTGCATTGTCTCTATACTTTAACCACAGATTATTTAACTGAGTGGTTGTTGCGTTGTACAAATTTTGTACGTTTATTCTATTTGTTTCGTTTTGAATGGCTGTGTCTTGAGTGTTTATAGCTCTTCTCCACTCTGCGTTAGACTGATCAATGGCAAAACCCATGTTTGACTCAAACTTATCTCTTGAGTCTAGCAAAGAAGCATTAAACTGGTTGACTGCATTTGCTTCGCCTGCGTTAAACTGATCAACTGCGACTGCCCTGTTTGCATTAGCTGTCTCAATTTGTGCATCCATCTCAGTAAAATATTCTTCAGTTTGCATTTCGTTCTTTACATTTATCTCGCTTCGTGCATTTTCTTGGGCCGCATCTTTAAATACACCTTGCACTAAAGCATTATACTCCAATTCATTCTTTGATTGTTCAGCAGTTAAGTTAGATGTCTCAACAGCTAAAAGAGTTTTTGCGTTGTTTACTTGTGCTGTTAATCTTGCATTTAAGTTTGCAGTGTCCATCGCAGCGTAGACTGCTGCATTTTTTAATGCTGTTTCTTGTCTGTTATTTAAATTTTGTAATTGTATTTTTGCGTAGGAGTTAGCATCAGCAGTTGCTATAGGTATACCAGATTCCATAAGTGCTTGTGTTAAAGCTGCCGCTGCCATACTCGATGCACCGATACCTCTTTGTTGCATTACGGCTGATACTTTACGTACAGCAGGGGCTGCCCACGCAGGAGGTTCTGTCCCCTCTTCTATGGAGCTAAACAAATCACCAATTTGATATTTTACAGTAGCTCTTTCATCAAATTCATCTAAATCCAAAAGTTGAGCTTCAGCTATAGAATCACCACTCACCTCACCTTGCACAACATCTTCATCAGCTATCAATAATTTTTTTGCTTCGTCTTCATCTATCTTAGCAAGATCAGGTTCTCCCATTTTATCAAGTGCATCTTTAGTTCTTTCTATTTTGCCTATAACACCATAATCTTCATCTTCTGGTCGTGTTGGTTTCTTTACGTCAACAGTTTTTACCTTGTCTGCTGCAGTAATAGTTCGACTGTCTTCTCCTAAAGCTACATCTTCTTTGTCTAACAACTCATTATCTTTAACAGTTGGTAGTACAGCTTCTACTTTAGGAATGTTTCCTTGATTACCTGCAGCAATATCGCCTACCACAGCTTTAAGTTCTGCGTCAGTAGTTATAGGAGGTGGAGGAGTTGTAACTACTTGATCATCAGGTGGTGGATTTATACCGACTTCGTTTTCGGTTTCTCCACCCTCTTGCATACGTATTCTTTTTCTATACTGAACCACTATCTAGCTCCAATCAATATTTTATCTAATTTATCTTCTAATCTTTTAATTGCATCCATCAGATCGTGCATATCTTCTTTAACATCATCTTTACGTGCATATTCTTCACGTGTTTTATTGAGGAGTATCTGCAAACGTTTGACCTCTTGGAACATTTTGTTGAACGCCCACCCTGCAGGTACAACGACCATTGTCAATATTATATTCCAAAATAACATTGCATCTATCTCCATTATACTAAGATTCCTGTGGGAAGTCAAATATTGGTGGATTGTCACCTGTTGGATTACCATCACTATCAACAGGTGCGTCAAACAGTGCCATAAATTGTGTTAAGTTGGAACAGTTGTTGATACTTGTTTCAATAGAAGTACACTTAGTTCTTACACTATCTCTGTAGCTTTGAGTTGCATCAGGTATTGCAGTTCCCTTTTCTGATTTACGTGTAACCATCCAATCTGTTTTAGATAACAAATCATTAGCAGTTTGTTTTGTTTGTGTAATCCAAATAGATTTTAATCCTAGTTGTATAGCTTGTTCTTCCGTTCTTGGGTCTATTACTGCATTGCCATCTTCATCAACTACATTAATATCTGCAAGACTACGTTCAATCAAAGTGCCATCTGTCTGTCTACCCCAATAGAATCTATTATCAAAAGGTGCTTCAGATGCAGGTGGTTCTTCCCATGTTAACCCATTATTTGTTTTTTCAGAGCTTGACCATCTCATCCAAACAGAAGGATGTTTTACACCACTATCTGAAACCCACGCTTTTCCTACTCTTATTGTTCTTCCGTTATGCTTCCACGGCATAGTCTATCTCCCTATCTTGCATTACTAAATTTAAATGGCTGTTCTGCAAAAGCCATATAGATGTATGTTCCACCTGATGCGTTTTGTGAACTATCTGTATTTCTCGGTTTGAAGCCACTAGATAATATATCTATACCAGTTCCACTTTCAGCATTATTTAAATCAGCATATAAATGCCCACCAGTTGGATTAAATGTGTATCTACCAGTATCATTTATATACCAATTTCCACTTCCACTAGTTTTCTTAGTCATAACAAAAGCAGGTCTAAAGCCAGTATAGACAAACGTACCATCTGTTGAGCCATTTCCAGTATATTCACCAATCTTAGAGTAACCCTCAACACTATGAAAGCAGTACATCACAAACTTGTCAGTTCCCTCATTTACTGTATTATCAGTATTGATTGTTACAACAGTGCTTGTAGGTGCAGTATTGTCAAATGAACCACTATTTGTGCTAAATGCACCTGTATCAAAATACACCTGACCCGTAAAACCACTTAGGTCTTGTCCTATAACCCATTGACCATTAGGACTTGAGTCTCTATTTTTTATTATTACCATATTAGGTGCTGAATTTAATCCGTGTCCAACAGTGCCTTTTGTATTGTTGTTTGCTGTATAAGTTACAATACTAAATCCTGCATCCGTGTTTGCTTGTACTGTTGATGTTATGCTTCCATCTGTATTACTGCTTGTTGTTCCACCATTAGCTTTCCAGTTCCACGAAACATAGGTTTGACTATTTTCATTTGTTGCACCACTTGTACCTAATGTAAATCCATCTGAGTCAAAACTTTTATGAATAGTTGTTGCTGTGTTTTCAGCTTGCGTAGAATGAGATACTAAAAATTTACTAGCACCTCTACTTGAATCTAATAAAACGTGGTCTGATGTACTGCTTCTTTCTTTAATCCATAACCAATCTGGTTGAAAACCCACACCAGTTATAGACGTATCATCTGTAGCATTACCAGTATAAGGAACCGTATTAAAGTAGTCATCTGCTTGTGAAGTGCTGTCAGGACCTATTGTGACATCGGGTAAATTAGCTGAACAGAGTGCAAGATAGCCACTAGGTGGTGCATAATAAAAATTACCTTGTCCATTGTCATCTGTATTGCCTTGTGCTGTTTCTGTTCCTAAGAATGTTCCATCTTGACCAAAGTTTGCAGTTACATTTCCACCATTGTAAGCATCTAATGCTGGTGTAGCAATTCTTGTACTATCAACTGTAAAATTTAAAAAAGAACCTGTCTTACTTGATCCACTTGCAGGATTGCCACTATTCAAATAAGTGTTGTTTTTAGCAAAATAAACAGCACCATTATCCATATCAAAGGCTATGCCTATGATATCTCCAGTTGTCCAAGCCGTTGTTGACGTAAGTTGAAGTTCACCACTTATACCTCTAACAGCTCCATTATATCTAGCAACCACACCTTTTCCGTGCGTTTGTGCTACGGATGAACCATCAATAAGACTGTTTTCATAACTTACTTGTTTTACCATGACACCAATAAATTCTGAGCCTATAGTTCCTTGTCTAACTTCAAAATACCATTTACCACTTGTTACAGAAAAAGTTCCTAATGATACACCAGAATTAGCTGAAGTTGCACCAGTTACCTTTAATCCACCCTCTGACAAAGTTGTGTAACTAGTATTTATTTGAAGAGGATTTTGTACGTTATAATTATTTTCTGGACAATCAAGTATATTGCTGTCGTGTGCATCTAAACTAACATCTTTAAAATGGTTTGAATTTCCACTTGTATCTGCACCTATCGTGCTTGAACTTGGGCTAGTTTGACCATCTCCAGTTTCTTTAAATTGAAGTCTAACACCATTGTTTCCATATGAACCAGAATAGGCTTTTGGAATCCAAGCTCCGTTTTTTGATTCTGCAAAATCTGTATAATTTGCTGCACCATCTATAAGATGAACATCTGCATAGTAGCCACTAAAATATTGAGCGGCAGTAAAATATCTTGAGAAATAAAAAGTTGTGCCATTTTTAATTATATTTTGAGTTGTTGGTGTGCCAGTTGAAGATGAGTCCACTGTGCTTAATAAATTACCATTTACATATAATTTTGCTTTGTTTTCATTACCACTTAAAGTCATGTCAACTATTAAAGCAATATGATACCAGTTACTTGGGTCTCGAAAAACTTGTCCAGTGGCATTTCTTATTAGTTCATTACTCCCACTACTTGATGGGTCAATATAAATTCTAAATGTTTTTGAAGCACCAACATATTGAAGATAAAACATAACAGTAGTGCCATCAAAAGATGAAGCCAACATTCTGTCTCCAGTGGCTGTTACATCTGCTATTTTAACCCACATAGATAAAGCAAATTTATTTGTTGAACTTGCATTAGCACCATATGTTTTCATTAAATAAGCAGCACTGCCATCTAATCTTAACGATTGTTCGACAACACCATTGTAAAAACCAGTGCTTTCGTCACCTATACTTGATGCAGGTAATAAACTCATCTTATGTCAAAGCTCCTGTTGCACCTACTAATATTGTATTATCACCACTTGATGCAGAACAATAGTAACTAAGCATATATGTTCCTGCAGTTGATAATGCAGTCAATATATCTGCGTTAATAGCTAATGAAGCATGAGCAGATACTGTATGACCACCACTGTTAATTAGCATGATTGTTCCTGACTGACCTTCTGCAGGGTTAGATAAAGTTAAAGTAAAGTTACCCGACGGGGTACATTTAAAGAAGTTAGCAGTTGCTAAATCAAAGTTACCATCGTTATCTGTCTCTTGGTTACCTGTTGCTCTACCTGCTACAGATGCGTCATCTCCTACAGTTACGTCTCCTGTTGTTGTAACGTTTCTAAAACCTGTTACATCTTTGTTAGAGTCAACAATAACTGCCTTAGACGCAGATATTGTACCTGCAGTAATTCCGTCTACTAAGTTTAACTCGGCTGCTGTAGATGTAACTCCATCTAGGATATTTAACTCGGCAGTGGTAGAAGTAACACCATCTAGAATGTTTAACTCGGCTGCAGTAGCAGTTACTCCGTCAAGGATGTTTAGTTCGGCTGCAGTAGAGGTCACTCCGTCAAGGATATTTAGTTCTGCAGCAGTTGATGTAATTGACGTACCACCTATCTGTAATGTTGTAGCATTTACTTCACCACTTGAACCGTACACAACTGCTTTACTATTTACAATAGTTCCTGCACTTGAGCCATCTACCAAGTTAAGTTCGGCAGTGGTAGAGGTCACCCCATCTAGTATATTAAGTTCTGCTGCAGTAGAAGTAACAGTCGTACCATTAATTGATAAAGCATCTGTTTCAAGAGTTCCATCAAAAAATCCATTTTTAAATTGTAAAGAGGAACTTCCTAAGTCTACATCATCATCTGTAACAGGAAGTAATGCACCATCTTGTAATTTTATTTGGTCTGCAGCTCCTGCTCTGAATATAATGTTATTATCAGTAGCGAAGTCAATATCATTATCTGCGTCTCTACCAATAACGAGACTTGTATTTGTTATAGAAGTTAGTCCTGTTTGTGAAGCATTTACTACAAAATCAAGATTATCATTAGTTGTGTCATAACTAACTGTAATACCTGTTTCAGTATTACTAGATACCATGTTGTTTCCGACAGTATCCCTGATAAATGTAGCTAGTGCAGTTCCATTTACTGTGATTGCATCTGCTTCAAGTGTACCATCTATGTCTGCATTACCACTAATGTCTAAGGTAGCTGCATCAAGCTCACCTGTAATAGTAAAGTTTCTTATTCCTGTGTAATCTTTATTAGCGTCAAGTATAACTGCTTTAGAAGCTATGGCAGTGCCGACAGCAGTTGAACCTAAGTCTAGTGCATTTATCTCTCCTACTACTACTGTAGCACCATCAAGTATGTTCAACTCTGCAGCAGTAGAGGTTACGCCATCAAGTATATTTAGTTCTGCAGCAGTAGAGGTAACAACTGTACCATTGATAGATAACGCATCTGTCTCAAGTGTTCCATCAATATCTGCATTACCTGATATATCTAGTGTAGCTGCGTCAAGTTCACCTGTAATTGTAATATTTCTACCACCTGATATGTCTTTGTTAGAATCAGTTATAATAGCTTTACTTGCTATTACAGTTCCGTTTGTAATGCCATCTATTAAGTTGATGTCTGCAGCACTAGCAGTAACTCCATCAAGGATGTTTAGTTCTGCAGTTGTAGCAGTGACTCCATCCATAATATTGAGTTCTGCAGTTGTAGCAGTGACCCCATCCATGATGTTTAACTCTGCAGCAGTAGCAGTAACTGTAGTGCTTGCTATTGATAAAGCGTCTGTTTCTAAAGTACCATCTACATCTACGTTGCCTGATATATCTAAAGAAGCTGCAATGAGTTGGTCTACTTGTAAATCTTCGTGGCTAGAACCTAACTTTAATTCAAACTTAGGACCTGTTGTGTTATATGTAAATGTAGCATCATCTCCACTACCACCTTCAATAGTTATACCTGCACCATTAATAACTGCACTTGTACTATTGTCGCTATCTAATACAATATTATGATCACCTATATTAACAGTGTTTGAATTAACTGTAGTTGTTGTTCCTGATACAGTTAAGTTTCCTGCTAAAGTTACATTAGCACCACTAAAGGTCATAGCAGTTGTAGGTGTAGAACCTGATTGAATTACTAACTCACCACTAGAGTTTTTAAAGTTACCAAAAGTTGTCCCACCGTCTTTTAAAGTTATGTCTGTGCCATCTGCGTCAAGTATGATATCTCCTGCAGAATCTAACGTTAATGTAGAACCTGTAATATTATTGCCATTTACATCTAAATTACCACCCAACTGAGGTGTAGTATCTTCAACTATATTATCTAGACCTGTGCCTGATACAGCTAGTCCTGAAACAATTGTGCTTCGTGTAATCTTTTTAAGACCACCAGTATCCGTGTCTACTGCTATAAATACATCATCGTTAGCTACTGTGGATATCTCTGCTAAGTCACCAACTGCTATGGAGTTAAAATTTGTACCATCTGCAACAAGTAAATTACCTGCAGTGTTTGTACCCATAGTGATGTCATCACCTGCAACTGTTAAGTCACCTGTAATACTTAGGTTTCTAAAACCACTTACGTCTTTGTTTGAATCTGCTATAACTGCTTTTGATGCAGATACTGTTCCTGCTGTTATACCATCTACTAAATTTAACTCGGCTGCTGTGGATGTAACCCCATCAAGTATATTTAGTTCTGCAGTTGTCGATGTAACACCGTCAAGTATGTTTAATTCTGCAGCAGTTGATGTTACGCCATCTAGTATGTTTAGCTCTGCAGTGGTTGCAGTTACACCATCTAAAAGATTTAGCTCTGTTGCAGTTGCAGTAACTGCTACGTTTTCGTTTATCTTTGGACTTGTTAATGTTTTGTTTGTTAAAGTTTGAGTTGCTGCAAGTCCTACAAGTGTGTCTGTAACAGCAGGTAAAGTTAATGCAGTGTTACCAGAAAAATCGCTATGAGCAGGAGCTTTAAGTGCAGCGTAGTGTGCGTTGCTAGACTCACAATACAATCTAAGTTCTGATTGTGACCCAGTGTTTTTAAGATCAATAACTCCACCCTCAACTGTAAGATCATCACCCACAGAAATATCACCTGTAACAGTTAGAGAATCTACAAAGGCATCTTTAAATCTAACACCAGTTGTGCCTAAGTCTACATCACTATCTGTTTGCGGCCCAAAGACTCCATCTGCAACAAATACTTGTTCTGCATTGGCTGCATAAAAATGTATCTCGTCAGCAGTCTCAAAATCTATTTTTGTTTGATCGTCTTCTCCGATCTTGATGTCTGTTGCAAGTAAACTGGTTATACCTGTTTGAGCTGCATCAACACTAATTACAGAACTAGATGCAGATAAACCTGTGCCTGCAAATAAATTAGCAAGAGATGCTATGGTTGTTAATTGTTCTGTAGATCCATCAGAATCTAGTGTAGCAAGTTTATCACCGTTTGCAGGAGTAACGTCACTTAACTCAGATAAGTCAAGAGTTAAAGTTACATCACCTGATGAGCCACCCCCACTAAGACCTACACCTGCAGTTACAGCAGTAATATCGCCTGCTGCTAAATATGTTGTCAAATCAGAAGCAGGTATTTGTTTTGTAGTAGTGCCATCAATTATAATAAAAGCATCATCGTCTGCAATAGTAATAGATGAAGTTGATTTAGCTGATCCATCAAGTAAATTGATTTCGCCTGCAGTAGATGTTACTCCATCAAGAATGTTAAGCTCTGCAGTGGTGGATGTTACTCCGTCTAATATGTTAAGCTCGGCTGCAGTAGATGTCACCCCATCTAATATATTAAGTTCTGCTGCAGTAGATGTAATTGATGTGCCTGCTATTTGTAAGGTTGTAGCGTTTACTTCTCCACTAGATCCATACACAACTGCTTTGCTGTTTACGATTGTTCCTGCACTTGACCCATCAACTAGATTTAATTCTGCAGTAGTAGACGTTACCCCATCTAAGATATTAAGTTCGGCCGCAGTAGATGTTACACCATCTAATATATTTAGTTCTGCAGTGGTTGCAGTTACACCATCTAATATATTTAGTTCTGCAGTTGTTACTGTAGCACCATCTAATATTTCAAGCTCTGCTTCAGATATACCTGCACTACCTATCGTCAATGTTCCTGATATATCTACGTTACCGTTTATATCTACAGTTGTTGCAGCAATTTGTATTTCTGTGTCTGCTACTAAGTCTAATTGTCCATCGGTAGATGAATTGATGTATATTGCTGTGTCTCTAAATTGTAGCTTCTCTGTAGAAGCAATAAGTATGTCGTCACTAAACTCAAAGTAGTCCTCATCTTCCATCCATTTTAGTACACCATCTGATGTTTCACCATCAAAGGTTATTGTTATATCTGTTCCTGCTGTCCCTGCACCAAACGTAAGAGTGTTGCCTAACAGTTTTGTTATAGGGCCACCTTCGTTGGCTGTGCCATCGTGGGTGTGTCCTGTGCTTGCTTGAAAGGCTGCTAATAACTGATTAAACTCATCATTGGTATGAGCTGCAGTTATTACGTCTCCGTCAGTGTATGAAGACTGTCTAGTGTATGTATCTCCCATTTATCTTCTTGCTCCTAATTGATATTCTAACTGAAATCCTTTTAGTGAATAAGGTGCAGTTACTCCCCCATCGTTTACCCTTAGTGCTACTGCGAAACCAGATCCTTCTACAGGTTGTCTAAATAAAGGTTGTGATGAACCCCCATACGTACCCTTTGTTGTTGATGTCTCACCGTATGTTGATGTTCCATATATTGCGGCCACATCTGCTGAGTCTAAAGGGTAAGCTGCAGGTCTTGCAGATTCTTTAGATTCGTAATCATATCGAAGAAATAAATCTGCATCTATGGATGACTCTGGTGCAAAGTTTACAATTACTCTTTGCATATTTTTTCTTATACCCGGATCGTTTAAAGTAAGATCAGGACTTCTGTATCTAGCGTTTATAGCTGTACCATCAAAATCATTACCTTGTTCTTGTCTGTACACAAAACCATCACCTGATCCGTGTATAGATATAACATTCCCTTGTTCTATAAATGTATCAGTAGCTGTTGGTCTTATACCTCGAATTTCTGAAAACTCAAAGTTTTGTCCTTTTAAAACACATATAACACCCTCTGTTAAATTTTCACCTACATCACTTTTTGTAAAAAATATTCTGTATTGTGTTTTATCAGGTATAACAATCGATGTAAATTTTGCAGCATTAGCTAAATTAAAATCAAACAAAGACTGCACATTAGAACTTATAGTACCCAACTCAACGTCACCAATTCTTGCAGTACCTGCAATAGTACGTAATCCATCAGGACCTAAGAATATAAGGTCACCTGCAAATTCCTGTATTGTCTGTCCGTTTATACAACCTATATCTCTTGTTACAGCCGTTATTGCAAAATTTGCTTGAGAAGTTCCTGATAATTTAAATATTCTATTTTGACAGAATATAAATAAATCTTCTCGGAAAACTTTAAGTCCTGTTATCTCATCGTCAACTCTTATACTTCCACCACCTACAGCAACGGAAAAATTATCTTCATCAAACGGCACACTAAATACAAGCTCTTGCTTAGTCCCAGACATACCTGCATAAAACATATGTTCTTTAAATGCTACTACAAACTTAGCACCTGCCACTGCAGGTGGAAATAAATCAGACACTAATGTTCCTACTTCGTGATCTGCTGCAACACTGCTTGATGTTGCTCGTGTTACTCCTGTAAGAGTAGTAGATGTTTTACCTGTGTAAGTAAAAGTTTCAGCACCGATGAGTACAGAACCAGAGCTATCAAACTGAGAGGTATCAACTACTGTAATAGTGCCTGAACCTGACATACCTGTGCCTGAAGCTATCGCAGCCAACAACGTAGTTGATTGACCTGTACCTGTGCTTGCAGGACTAACATCTGTCGCAGCAAAAGATGTGTTGAACACCGTTGGAGCATTGTTACCGTCTGCAACAATAAATTTATCATTGCCGTCAAAGTTAAATCTTTCAAACGTATATGTGCCTGCACTTGTTCGACCAGTATCTCGTTCTGTCCAACTTGATCCACCTGCATCTGCAGTAAATATTTTTTCGCCACGTGCTGCAATAACTTTTGAGTTAAAAGTTGCAACCATCAAAACCTCTTCAGCAGAAGAACTTGTTTGTGGTACAACAGCACTTACATATTTATTAAAACCATTTATTCTTCTGTAGCCACCCTCTATGTCAGGTTCAAAGTTAAGTAACTCAATGGCTTCCCCCGGTTTCATTATAAAAGTAGATTTGTCTTTAACTAATCCACCTTCACATACAAAAGGGTAAGCACCTGTTTGGCTTAACTCTGGCATTAAACGGCTCTCATATATAACTGCTTATTAATTAACTCAACACGCATACGTTTAAGTGATTTTTCAAATTGTGCTTGTGTTAATTGTGCATTTTGTACTTCACCTCGTAAAGTAAATGCGTAATATTTTGCTCGTTCTGTTATAACTGTTTCAAATCGAGTAGGTATTATTGAAGTATCTGTTGATGCACTTAACGCTGTGTGTGTAGCGTAATAGTAATACTTTACTGTGTACGTTGATTTATCAGGCACAGGAGATAATCCTATATTATCTTGTGGATCTTGATAAACGTATACTGGTATAGCTCTTGAATTACCAGTAGGATCTGTATCTCTTTCGTGGTAATTATCTAGATACTCGCTGTATGTTATATATTCTAATGTAGTTTCTTTTTTATCTGATGCTTCAAGAAATGTAAAAGTATCAAAATCTACAGTTTTTGTATCTGTCGTGCTTAAAGCTGAACGTGTGTATAAACGTGTGCCTGCAGTTGTAGTAAAAGTTTTTGCTGTGACCGTAAAGGGCCACTCGGTATCTGCGTTGATTATGTCATCTATAGCACGATTAACGTAATCCTTTACTGCAGTTTGTATACCTCTTGATGAACTGAAAGTGCTACTTGTTAGTTCTACTTCGTTTAGATCCCGTAGTACGTTGTTTATTAGTGTTAGGTAACTGCTTGCCATTTTCTAGTTTCTCATGGAGACTTCTTTTTTCTAAGTAGTCCCTTCTTTTTTGTTGAATACGGAAAGGACTATTCAGAAATTTGTTTATGTTTTCTACTTGTTGTAAAGTAAGTAGTTTGTAGGGTTTGGTATCAGTACGTAATAATAGTCTTAAATTTTTTTTTTAACTTTATAATCTTATACATCAACTAGCTTTTTTCTTTTCAGGTTTTTCTTCCAAAGATGCTATTTCTTCTGTTACCTCTTTGGTGTTTTCTTTTACCATAGTATTAAGAAGTTTTAGTTTCTCTGTAGTTTTGATAACTTCATCTAATGCCTTGTCAATAAAATCTAACCCTGCGTTATTATTATTGATAACTGCTTGTGCAGTCTCTATTTGTAGTTTATATTGGTAAGCTAATGCTTGTGCTGCTAATGTTTTCATTAAGATGCTCCTTTGTCCAATTATACAGATAAACTACGATAATTGCAAGTTAAATCTTACCTGCCCATTTAGCTGCAAGGTACACTACAGCTACAAATCCCGTAAATGCTAATGATACTCCTACGACCCATTGCACTACTGTCATTATTTCTTCTCTTTTCTTTTGAGCTAATCTTTCTTGCTCTCTTCTAGCTTTTCTTGCTTGTGCTTGAAACTTCTGCCAATCTGCCCATAATCCGGGTCTACCTACATAAATCATTATTTGTTTGAGTTCTTCTTCCTTTTGTCTTAGCTCTTCTAGAGCCATGAACTCTTCTAAATCACCACCTGCAATGCCTTTTGCTTTTTGTTTATTTACTTCCTTTTCTATTTTTTCTTTAGCAAAAACAAAATCAGAAATTTGTTTACCACAACTGGCAAGTTCCTTTCCGTTGGAGACGAAACTTTTTATAACTCCGAAAGCCGCATTGGCTGCGGCAAGCTCTGCTAACATGTATTCCCCTTACTTGTTTACTGGCTTGCAATATGCAATTATTCTTTTATCTCCTTCCTCAGAAGGTATCATTGGTTGTTTTGTTAGACGTTCAGCAAAATACAGGCATCTGTCTATATTCCGAAACCTCTGTGTTTGGTTTATTATCTTTGTTTCGAGCATTATCACTAGAAGAAACTCTATCATTGTGATGGCAATCGCATGAACATTCTTCGCAATCGCAGTCGTAACATTCGCAAGTCTCGCATCGTTTTTTATTCATTTATTAATTCAACTTTTCTTTTTGTATTTTTCAACTTCTTTAAGAAATTCTACGGTTTCAGGAGGATATATTCTTGAGCTATACTTATCTGCCCTTTTTCTTCGTGTTCGTTTATCATCAAAGACATTACCTTTCTCCCCTTGATCTAATTCTACTTTTCTTGGTGGCACATATCTAATCATTCCATTCTCCGTGTTCCATAGTTTTTGATAAATTATCTGCACGTTTGCCTACCTGCTTTGCCCAACGAGAATTAAGCATCTCGGCTGCAGCCCATTCAAAGTCCTGTCTCTCTATAGCTTCCCACATCTTTTTAAACTTCATAAGACGTGGTATACCTAAATTAAATCCCATATCTACAAGACACATCTGTCTTGCTTCGTCAAGTTCCATTACGAGTGGCTTTTGTTTGACGAGTTCTTGTTCTACAATATCGATGTCATTGTTGCAAAGATAGTAGGCTTCTTCTTTAGTTAAGCCATCAGATATAATCTCGTCAAGTGTTTTGTTCATGTGCATAAGTTCGTAATCATCTATACCACGACCCTCAAGATTACGCCCGATGCCAATCGTGCTTATGCCCAAAGAATCTTTGTAAGGCTCTAGTACGAGTCCCTCGTGTTGAGCTATTTTTTCAACTAATGTATCTCTATCGTACTTCATACCATCTCTGCCTTTCTACCTCGATGTATTCTTCCACCTGTCGCTGCTGATGCTCTTTTTTTACCTGATGCAGTTACAGACCACTTAACAGCTTTAGGACCTGTCTTTTTCTTTGCTTCCTGCTTACTTATTCTACTTGCAACCTTTGCAGGTCTACATGCAGGATAAGGTCTAGACTTTTTTTCTTTACCAGATCGACCACACTTCTTGCCAGTTTTAACGTCACGCCAATCTTCTTTAAACCACTTTGTTAATCCCCCTTCTGGTTTGCCCATTAGTAAGTTCCACCACGTTTCTTGTATGTTCTAACTAACCAAGCATTTGCATACGCTGAAGGGTATACTTTAAATTTACGCTTTGCTTCTGCTTTTACACTAGCGTACAACTTTGGATTTTTTGGCTTTGAGCCACTCTTCTTTTTTTTAGGTGTTGCCATGTTTATGCTCCCTTACATGCACAAATCTTCATACTTGGTTGTATGAAGTCTATGTTTGGATAAATCCCCTGAGTGTTTTTTAAATAATTGTAATAGTAATTTTATCATTTCTTTTTTAACATCTTTGCTGCTTGACCTACACCTTTAATACCAAACGATGCAGATATAGCTATATATAACAAGTATTGATACCAGTCTGGTAGTGTTGCAAGAACTTCAAAGCCTTGCTGTACATACTCTCGCATCCCCGGAATAAACACCAGTATTGCAGGAGCTAGTAAAACAACCAAAGCAAACTCGTCTTTCCAACTATCATTGGTAGCATCTGCCATCTTTCCTTCCCACTCGACTTCACCTTTTGCAACCTTTTCTGCAACCGATGCACGAGCTTTGGCTTCTGCTATTTTAGCTTTGCCATCTGCTTTAGTTTTCTCTAGTTTGTTTTCAAACCACGTTCCTGCTAAGTTAGCGATAGGACCTATTAATGCTTGAAACATATTAACACTTCCATCTTTTTCTAGCTTGTCTTAATCTGCTGTTAGGATTCTTGGCTGCTTTGGGAAACTTTTTCATTTGTCCTGCACTTCTTGCACAAAATGATTTACGTCTTTTTGCAGCCTTGCTCCCCGGCTTGACTTTACCAGTCACAGCAGTTTTAAGTTTGCTTCCGGGGTTTTCTCTACGGTACTTGGCAACACCTTTAGCAGTCATGCCTGCACCTTTTTTTGTAGGGCGTTTATCACCACTCTTGATGGTGTACCCTTTCATGCTACCCCTTTTACTAGCCATGATTATCTAGCCTTACCACCACGAGCCATGTATTTCTTGGTTTTGCCACCACCTGCCATGTACTTCTTGGTCTTGCCGCCACCTTTCATCATCTTTTTGGCTTTGCCACCACCCATCATCATTTGTTTTTTGCCACCTGCAGTGCCACCTTTAGCCATCATTTTTTTCTTTTTCATGGCTTTGCCACCACCTGCTTTTTTCATTCTTGCTTTTGCTTCTCCTGCTACATAGCTAGGACTAATCATACCTCTAGCTATGCTTAAAGCTCTTGAGATATCTTGCTGAATTATTCTTCCTGACGGATCTGCAATTTTAGCTATTTGTCTTGCTAAGCTTTGTAACTTTGATTCTTTTTTATCTGCTCCCGGCATTTTATTCTCCCTCTGAATACAAGTTGTTAAATGTTACTGCAGGATCAAGATAAGTTTCGTGAATCTCTGCGTTGTGTATGTACTGGCTCGGTCTAAAGTCTGGAGGACCTTCCCCAGTTTCCCAAAGTGCAGGACTTGTCGCCCTTACTCTGTTATTTGGAAGAGCAACGATGTTGCCAGTCCAATCCCCTGCATCTATCAACTGTAGTACGTGACTTTGTTTGTGTTGTGCAGGATCATCTGCTATGTCACTTTCTGTATAATCTACAGTAAACAGATATTGTCCCTTATGAAACTCCCCATCTATTTTGCATATCCACGGGGATGAACTAACTCTGTCTAATCGTACAATCGAGTGGTGGTGTGAACTGCAGTCCCACGGTTGAGCCAAATGCGTTGGCATTATCTGCGGCCACTCTTCGTACGGTATATCAGCAACCAGTGCTGTTATCGGCATCCTTGCCCACATTGCACCACCGTGTACGTTCGGTTCGTTTTCATCGTCATCACTTTCACATCCTGTAAATACAACTTGAAAACTTAGACATCTGTCTGGTACTGTGTTTACGGCTATTGCTAGTCCGTGTAAATATTCACCATGATACATTTGGTGATTGTGTGTGAATTCTTTTCTTACCCAACATTTAAAGTGTGGGATGTTACTTATCAGATACGGCATATCTTACCTTTGTATAAGACATTACCCCCTTAAAAAAGTGAGGGGTGGTTGCCCACCCCAAACTGTATTATGTGCCAGTAGAAACTGTAGCAGTCTCAGTTGGGTTTACAGAGATGTCAGCTAGAACAACGTGTATTCTAAATCTGGCAGCACTTTCACCTGTTGAACCTGCATCGAGGATTAACGCATCGATAGTATCTGCTGAAGTTAATACTCTAGCATTAGAGCCTGAAGCACCTACAGCAGCTTCTAAGAATGGTGTAAAACCTGCAGCTAATGCAGAACCGTCAATAAAACAGTCTACATCACCACCTGTGATACCTACATCCAAAGTAATCTGTGAGTTACCTCTTGCTTCTAAAACTTCAAGAACACCTGCAACGATCATAGTATCAGCAGGGACATCAATCAATTGAATGACATCTCCACCTGCACCACCGTCTGCAGTGTCATGGACTTTTGAAGTCACCACGTAAGGTCTTGCAACATTACCCGGATGACCGATAGTTCCTCCGTTAGGAGTTAAATCATATGTAGCCATAGTTTATTCTCCCTATTAAGCGAAGTCAATGACGCCACGAACTAATGCTTCTGGTCTAAGAATTTTTCTACCAAAAACATGTAGTCCTCTAACAACGTC